CTGCAAGACAGAGAAGCTGAAGAAGGGATCTTATCATGATCACTTTACAGAATACAAACGGTTTGTCTTACTCAACAATTATGAGTAAAGCAAAAGAAATCAACGAAGTTATGGCTAATATATTAGATACTTCTGATTGTCTTGAAGAAGCTACTTCAAGAGCTGAAAAAATGACAAACGTTTTTCCGATGCTCACTAAAGAAACTGTAATTGAAGAAATTACATATCTTTGGAACGAGTACTGGTCGGACTACAGATAATGAATATGGTGTTTGCAGAAAACATTTACTGGAGCTTGATACGACAAGCTAGCGTCAGGATGGAAATACAACGACTGCAAAATGTTTTCACCATACTAAGAATGCGTATAGGAAATAAATCATGATGGACACATTTAATAGCATCATTTCATTCCTATACGTTGAGGCCACAGCCCAACCCCTTATTTTTCTCCTCTTTATCTTGGTTGGGCTATGGCTCTTATTTCAAAAAACTTATGTGACAATATTGTCGCTATTTACATTATGGTTAGCTTTTTTAATTGGAGGATATTATGGCTAAAGAATTGACAAACAAACAAAGAATCGCATTAGTACGAAAGCTTTCGAAGAAGCTTACAAAGAAGATAAACCGAAACTCTAAGGTTCGTTTATCTGAAACATTGTACTTAGATAAATATGATAATGGCACTAACCCATATCACTACACCGATGCATCGAAATATGCCAACGAACATTATGGTGACGCGATGCGTGATACGATGGCTATGGACAATGATTGGGATTAAGTCATGACCATGCACCTTTTACCAGTTTACTTTACAACCACTAAACACAGTCGTAAGCGTAAACGTAAATTTTCACAAAAACAAGATAAGGCTCGTCAAGAACACGAAAAGTTCTTAAAAAAGATGGGCGTTACTGGTGTTGAATCAAATAAAGGCATACACGATATTCCTGACTATAAAGAAAATATAAGAAGCACAGCTAAGACTTCAGATTCAGTTCCAGATAATGGCTCTCGTAAGAGAGCTCAGCAATATACAGGAACCTTTATACAAGGTATTGCAACAATGCATAAATCTAATCTTGTTCCAGTTACTAGAGAGGGCAATCCAAAAGATTATGCAACAATGAGGAGAAACTAATGTTTGCAGAAGCAGTAATGTGTCTCGCACTCAATATGTATTGGGAGGCAAAAAATCAATCGATGATAGGTCAGTTAGCAGTTGGCCAAGTCGTCATGAACAGAGTAGAAGATAGTAGATTTCCAAACACAGTTTGTGAAGTCGTTTATCAAGGAGAGCATAGACCTTCATGGAAGGATCCAACTAAAGAGCATCCTATAAGACACAGATGTCAATTTAGTTGGTATTGTGATGGAAAATCAGATGAGCCAAATCGAAATAGCAAACAGTGGACTGACGCTGTGACATATGCGAGATATATTTACACTGGTAGAATCGGAATTGATATAACCGAAGGATCTACCCATTATCATGCTACTTATGTTAGACCATCATGGGCTAAAACTAAAACAAGAAAAACAAGAATAGAATCACATATATTTTACAGATGGGAGAAATGATGGTACTAGAAGAGGGTCCGTTAAAAACGGCTGCAGAAAATAACGATGGTGTTATCAAGCAAGAACTTATAAACTATCGAATCATCGATGGAACGTTGTATAAAGAAGTAATTACTCGTCAATTTCGAAGTGATGGCGATTATACAGATCACACAACTACATCGCCTCTGGCTCGAGTTGAGATGACAATGCCTGATCTGAGTGATAAAATACCTGGAGCAACAGGAAAATAATTGAAAAAAAGCATGTACATTTCTGTTTTTGTATGGTAGAATATATTATATTGTTTAAAATGAGGAGAAATTTATAATGGCAATGAAAAAGAAAAAAATAAAAAGAACAGCAGCTCGAGTCGCAAAGAGTGGAATTGGTGCAGTACCTTTCGCTAAAGGGTTTGATTACGTAGTGAGATACTTCCACGAAAATGTCGATAAGAAAGACATTAGTGATTTAACTCGTGGCTTTGTTAAAAAGAACTATTCAAAGAAAGATGCTAAGAACATATTAGCAAATCCTGAATATTCTTTCAATATGTTTACACACCATGGTGCTACTGTTTATTGGTCAGAGATCGTAAAGACTGACGAAAAATACGATGGTGAAGTATTTCAACAGTACCTTAAAGGATTTAAAACTTACTTAAGTAAGATAAATCTTGATGGTGCTAAGATCATCAAAGAAAAAGAATTAGAAAAGAAATTAAAAGGCAATGTTGTTACATTATCTCCTATGCAAAGATTGCAGAATAAGATCAATGAAACAATCATGCAAGACCTTTTAACTTTAGAAGATGAATGGATTGATGGACAAGAGACTAGTCTCGATGTTTACAATCAATTCAAGTCACACGGGTTAGGTGGATCTGCTACTATTCCCGTTAGAGCGGTGATTGAGGGATGGCTGCTAGATTATGAGGATGCCTATCATAAACGATGTGCTGATGCAGTTGAAGGCTATTCGCATTTGAAAAGGCCTGAACTCAATCGTCGTATCAAAGAATGTAAAGCAATGTTAGAAGACTTAGATAAAATCAAGTCAGCTACAAAATCTTTACGAAAAGTTCGGATTAAAAAGCCACAGTCTGCTATCAAACAGGTAGCAAAACTTAAGTATCAAAAAGAAGATACAACGTTTAAGTTGGTTTCAACTAATCCATTAAATGTAATTGGTAGTGTAAGACTCTTTGTCTTCAATACTAAATATAAGAGACTAGCTGAGTATGTTACTCAAGATCCAAAAGGCTTTGTCATCAGTGGTAGTACCATTAAAAACTTTGACAAAGAGTCAAGTCGAGAATGCACACTCAGATCATCTCAACTAGGATTTATTCAGACTGTTATGTCGAAGACACCAAATCAAGTTGATAAAGCTTGGTCTGAAACACTAAAGACTAAGGTGACTTCGCCGAATGGTCGAATAAATGAAAATACAATTTTATTGAGGACTGTTAATAAATGATAATAGAAGATCAATTTTTAACTAAAAGCAAATTTACCAAGCTTGTTGAACGTACAGTAAGCGAGCTTGGTATCAACTATATGGATGCGATATTACATCTTTGTGAAAAGAATAATATAGATCCAGAAGATGTCAAGAAGTTTGTTTCACCGATTATCAGAAGCAAAGTAGAAGCTGAAGCGATGAACTTAAACTTTTTGCCTAAACTAAACACATTAGATAGCGCTTTTGCTGATTAATGTGTATATATAATATATGTACTTTTACCTCCGGGTATGGTATAATAATTCAGTTAATATTTCAGTTATACAAGGAAAATATATGTCATTTCAAAATTTAAAACGTAATAAAGATCAAATCTCAAAACTAATCAAAGCAGCTGAAGCCACCTCTGGTGGAGGCGAAAAAAAATCCTACGCAGATGAAAGAATATGGAAACCAACAGTTGATAAAGCTGGTAATGGTTACGCGGTCGTAAGATTTCTTCCAGCGATGGAAGGTCAAGAACTTCCATGGGTTAGATATTGGGATCATGGCTTCAAAGGCCCAACAGGATTATGGTATATTGAAAACTCTTTGACTTCTATCGGTCAACCTGATCCAGTCGGTGAACTTAACTCTCGACTATGGAATACAGGTATCGAGTCAGACAAAGATAAAGCTCGAGCACAAAAAAGAAGACTACATTATGTAACAAACATATTGGTACTTCAAGACTCTGCAAATCCAGAAGCAGAAGGTAAAGTGTTCCTCTTCAAATTTGGTAAAAAGATATTTGATAAAATCATGGATGTAATGCAGCCACAATTTGCAGACGAAGAGCCAGTAAATCCATTCGACTTCTGGGAAGGCGCGAACTTCAAACTCAAGATACGTAACGTAGAAGGATATCGAAACTACGACAAATCAGAGTTTGATAAAGTATCATCATTGTATGATGCAGATGAAACAAAGCTTGAAGCTGTATATGATACTATGCATCAACTCGATGAGTTTGTAGATCCTAAAAACTACAAGACTTATGATGAACTCAAAGCAAAACTGCAAAGAGTTCTTGGTGAAAACACAGACTCATTAGGTGAAATGTCAATGAGACAAGAGGCACAAATGAATCAACCAGCAGCTGCACCTATGGCAGCAGCAAATGTAGAAACTGTTGATACTCTTGTTAAAGAAGAAAAAGAAGAAGACGACACAATGTCTTACTTCGCAAAGTTAGCACAAGAAGGCTAAATGATAGGGTTGTTACTTAATAAACACGCGAGGGACCACGGTCAGTCCCTCACTTGTAATTCAGTTTTGGTCGACGGACCAAATGGTGTAGTGCAAGGAAACGCGTCTTACCAAGAGGCGTAACTTGATTGCTCAGGCGTGGTAGCCAGGTTTAAGGCTTAGCAGCTAAGGATCACATCACCCTACCGGGTGGGAGTAAGTTCTAGGGGATTTGGAAGATGGTATCTCGGTCGACCTAGTTGGAGGTAAACCCACAGTCCTCCCTA